GCTATGAAGAATCGTAACTTCAAGGTGTGGTCGAAACGAGAACTGAAAGCAGTAACTGATAAACTTGCTGAAGAGAATCCTGGACATGCGGTGATCAGTATTACATCTGGTTCTTGTTATAATGCTGGCGTTGGGGCTGTGGCGAACAAGGCTGGCGAAATGGATACGTGGGATGCAATCATGGTTGTGAGTCACCGTACTCTAAATGAATTTAATTCTTGGAAAAAGAACGGTGGTTCTGAAGACAAATTAAATGCTGCAATGAAGCGTATGCATGAGAGGCTGAAATGCCAAGTTATTGTCCTTGAATCTTTTGTTAAAACAAAATAGTTTACTTTTGGGATTTGTTATTATATAATAACAAGTATGTCGTAAGGAAAGCCCCAATCTTGCGATATTATTGAAGGGGTGTTTTGTGAAGGTATATTATATGTCTAATGCTCTTGGTTCTTTTGTTTCTTATCTTGCTGACGGCAACACTGTAACATCGCGCCAAGTTCGTGCAATGTTCAAGGTTGACAATGCTGCTGATCTTGCTTATCGTGCACGCAATGAGGGTATCTCTGTATACACCAATCGCGTCACTAATTCGCGTGGTCAGAAGGTATTTGCCTATCGTCTTGGCAATCCTTCGAAGCAGTTCGAGAAGTATCTCGATCAGGGTCAGATTGCGCGTGCTCGCAAGACCCTCTACCGCGATGCTATCAGCGTCACGATGGGCTAATCAGCCAATTCTAAAAATGTGATAACATTCTGTGGGGGTGCAATGCCCCCACAGTTTCATTTGGCTTTCGGAAAATACTAATGTTGACATTGCGCCTTGCTGGATATATAATATCATGAGCAGGAGAAAGTTATGACCAAAGTAATTATTGCAAATTCAAAAATAGATTGTGAACATTTGCTAGGACAATTCCTAGACGAGTCGCATTTTGATACTGTGATCAATGAAGACACAGATTGCTATCTTGGCAGCGAACATGAAGATAATATCGCATTCAAGTTTCGCAAAAACTATTTCAGCAAACAAGAGCAAGATGATGCTTATGCAGGTTTGCGCGAGGCTGCAACACCAACTCAAAATCGTGGACTTGCAGCAGGACCAAAAGGTGAGAAATGTGGTGGTCGTGAATGGGTGACTGAGTTTCAATTACATGTTCTTGACTTCTTCAAGAAGCAGCCAGAGAATTCAGTCATACCTGTGAATGTTAAAGAAGAGATTGAATCGATTCGCACCAAGTATGAGAATGCAGAATCGTCTCGTGGTCTTGTTTGGTTGAGCGCAAAAGTCAAAGAAGATGAATTTGACTTTGACAAGTGGCTTCAAAGAGTCGCTGAGATGTCAGTCAAAGAACGTAAAGAAGAAGCGCGTGGTGTTGAAGAAACTTATATTTCGGATACAACCTATGCCAACGTAGTGTTGTCAGGTATTGCTGGTTGGTTCGATCGGTATCCTCGTATTCCATATGGTCGCGCAACAGCATATACGCAAAACTCATTTGACAAATTTAAATTATCATTTCCATTTCTACAGACACTTGATCGTGGCTTTGCTGAGTTGCTTCCAACTCGTCATGCAGCGCAACGTGCTGCAGCGGATACAATCGATCCTGCATTCCTCGTCCCGCAAACTGTTTTCACTACAATCACAGTTAACAAGACATTCCGAACAGCAGCACATCGTGATGCTGGTGACTTTACAAATGGATTAAGCAATCTTCTTGTTTTATCAAACAATGGTAACTATACAGGTGGATATCTTGTTCTTCCAGAAGTTCGTATTGCCGTGAATGTACGACCAGGTGACCTGCTGCTCGTCAATAATCATGAGTACATTCATGGCAATACACCTATTGAACTGCAAGATGAAATGGCAGAGCGTATAAGTCTTGTCTGTTATTTGAGAGAAAAGATGCTTGAACTTGGTGAAGATAGATGGGAGTCTTTACGATATAAATTTGTTGAGCATCGTAGAAAAGATAAGGAACATCCTCTCCAGAGAAAACTTTGGAATGGAATATCTGAAGGCATGTGGGAAAGCGATGAATGGTTTGATTTCGTAGACCAAAATGGTGGTAATAGTTTGAGAATGGGTAAATACGATAAGAAAAGAGAAAAGACATCCACTCTAGAAGATATGTTCGGTTAATATGTGCGCAATTATTGGTGCTTATATCGAGAACCCAAGTTCTCGTGATTTGGTAATGCTTGCTGATGTTTTCCGTGAGTCTAGTATTCGCGGATTACACGCAACTGGTGTTTCTTGGGTTCGTGATGGTGAAATAAAAACTCGCATTGACGCTAAACCAGCCACGCAGTTTTTAGAATCACTTGATCTAAACAATTGTGTTAACGAAGATGGCAATCTATATTTGATTGGTCATTGCCGTTATTCTACATCTGATCTTGAATTTAATCAACCATTGTACAATGACAATATCTCTATTGTTCACAATGGCGTTGTCAGCCAAGAGATGCCAGAAAACTGGGAACGTCTATATGGCTACAAGTGTAAAACTCGAAACGATAGTGAGTTGATTCTTCATACTCTTGAAGCAAACAAGTCTCCATTAGTAGAATTTTCAAATGCTTCAATGGCTGTAGTTGAATTGTACAAAGAAAAGCAATTACGTTTCTATCGCAACGGCAAACGTCCAATTTACTTTACTTCTTTGACCAATGGCGGTATAATTACTTCAACGAAAGATATTGCTCTTCGTTCTGATCTCAAAGATCCCATTGAGGTTGATATGAATTGCTATGTGACTATAGCAAAGAATGTCTTTCGAAAGAACTATGTTATAATTGATGATGCAAAGGATTTACAGCATGTACGATAAGTCAACGTTTACATATGGTGCTGAAATTGAGTGGGGTGATATTGATCGTCGTATGGATATCCCCCCAACTCTCGGTAAATGGGAATATGCTGAAACTGATATTGTAAACATTCACCCACCATATCAATATCGTGCATGCGATCCTCTTGGTAAAGAACCACCATTCGGCGGTGAAGTCAATATGATGCCAACCAAAACTTGGCAAGAACAAGTTGATCGCATCATGCGTCTAAAAGAAATGTTTCTTGAGTACGGAAATAATCCGTCAGCCTCTTGCGTCAATCATGGTCATATTCATGTCTTTGTTCCAGGACTGAAAGATGATATTGCTGGATTGAAGCGATTGGTTGGATATATTCAAGATAATCAAGAAGATACGATTGAAGCCTGTTATCAATTCTACGAAACTTCTGAGATGAAGCAGTGCGAAGGCGCAAAGATGTATCTGAAGTTTGATGGTGGTCGCCCAATGCCTGAGTATATGTGCGACAATATTATTGAACTTGCTACTGACTTCAATCACTTTATCAAATTACATGCTGCTGGAAAAGATGGCGTGTCAATGGGTCGCCCTTTTAGATACGCCATCAATACTTATTGCATGAAGCATACTGGTACAATCGAGTTTCGTTGTTTCCGCTCAACTACAAAGCGAGAAGAAATGGAATCTCAATTTCGATTTGTTGAAATGTTTATAGACGCAGCATTGAATGGTGGATCATCTGTTCGCGAGATTCTGGCTAATAATACGTTCAAGTTCCCACCATTTGTGTGGAACTTAGATGAGTATCATGGTTGGCAGCAAACCAAATATCCAAAGGAACGTGGAGAAAAGAAACGCGAGTTCCATGAAGTTGTGTGACACAAGTCGCGATGAATTTGTCGCGCATATAACTGAGAACAAAGCAGACTCTTTCGCCAAGACTTTTGTAGCGAAAGCAGATATGCAGGAACAATGGCAGTACTGTATTGGGTATTGGGAAGGCGGAGAGTTGGCTGGCGCGATTATCACTACTCGTTCGAAGAAAACTCCATATGTTTTCAATCTACAATTGCTTCATACATTTGCAAAACATAGACGTAAGGGTGTTGCAAGATTGCTTACTCAAGATTCTCTTGATCGCGCACAAGGTCTTGGCACCAGTTACTATCGTGTTTCAGCAGAGCCTGATGCAGTTGTGTTCTATGAGTCTATGGGATTTAAGTTCTTGGGAAAACAGAAAAGCGGATGCTCTCTGAGTATGTTCAAAATCAATGGAAAGAATTTTGCTGATGGTATCTATGATCTCTCAGATCCTGTAATACACGCAGCAGTATACAAAAAAGGTAAAGGTGGTTGTGTCGAAGTCTTTGCAGCGTCGTGAACAATTCATTCGTTGGTATGCGTGGTCGATGCAGTTTGGCGATTGCGATCCAGCGGTATGGATGACAAACTATCTTCATAATCGTTATGAACACAATGATGAGGAAAAACTCTGGCTTGCATGGCTTTATGGTAACACCTATCAATTGCCAACTGCATGGGTTCTAAAAAATGAATTCCCAGACTATGAACTTGCTACCGTTGATCGTATCGAATGGTGGAACTCTAGTAATTATACTAGATTGCGCTATCAAACAGACACAAAGTGGAACAAAGGTCACTTGCCTGCCATGTTCGCATCTTACCAAAAATTTATTGGCAAGAAAACTCAACGTGAGGTTCTAGAAAAATATTATGGCGACAACGAAACACAATCTTTCCACAATCTTTGGAATAATCTTAAGACTTCTCTTTACAAATTTGGTCGCTATTCCACTTGGTTTTACCTTCAGCATCTTACTCATACTGCTGGCATTAACTGTGTACCTGACAGCCTCATGCTTGACGATTTTGCAGGGTCTCGTTCTCATCGTAATGGTTTGCATCTCGCCATCGGGCAAGATGACAAATATGATGCTAAACTCACTGCTGCAGAATGCGCAGACCTTGAAAGCATCGCCAAAGAGATTCTTGAGGAAACCAGATCTAGATTCCCTCAACTGAGCAATCAAATCGATTTCTTTACGATGGAAACTTGTTTGTGTTCATTCAAGAAAATCTTTCGTGAACATCATGGACGTTATCTTGGCTATTATCTTGATCGTCAATCAGAAGAAATTGAGCAAGCAGAGGGTGATGGCTGGACTGGTATTGAATGGAATGTTTTGTGGCAAGCAAGAAACGAAACTCTCGATTCAAGGCTTGCTTCGCGAAATAAAATCAACAAAGAAAAGTTTACTTATTTCCTGAGAACAGGTAAACTAGAAAGAATGAATTGGATGTTCCAAGACGAAGAAGAAGTTAAGGAAGGTTTGGAGGCATTATGGTAAGAGTGATTGCGATGGGTGGTGAGCCAGCAACTGGCAAAACCACCCTCATGTTTCGATTGATTTCGATGGCTGACGATTGGCAAACAGTCAAACCAGAGAAACTTCTTGATGCTATGTATTCCAAGAAATTGAATCTTTATATTCTTGGCAAGTATGTAGACGATGGTAATGTATTTCAAGGAACAGATCGTTTGTCAATGGCAGTTCAACCAGATGCTACTGCGTTCTTTAGTAATCTTGCATACGAATCAAATGCAGATGGTCATAGTGTAAATGTGATCTTCGAAGGCGATCGTTTGTTCAATGGTAAGATGTTGGATAGACTCTCTGAACTTTTCCCAAATGATTTCAAGATTCTAATCCTTACAGTTAAGGATAGCACTCTTGATCAACGTCACATTGATCGCAAAGATGATCAAGATGACAAATTCAAAAATTCTCGTAAGACCAAAATCTCCAATATCATGGGGTCGCTGACTCTCATGGACTATATAGAGACAATGGTCAACGAAAACCTCGATGATCAATCTAAGATTATTGACAATATTAGAAAATTTTACAACTGGAGTGAATAATTATGCAGTTAGAAGTTAAAGTTGAAGAGTTGCGCAAGAAAAAGTTATTTGTGGCAACTCCAATGTATGGTGGCATGTCTCATGGCATGTATGTAAAGTCCTGTTTAGATTTACAAGCAATCTGCGGACAATATGGTATTGAAGTTCGTTTCTCATTCATCTTCAATGAATCATTGATTACTCGCGCTCGCAACTACCTTGCTGATGAGTTCCTTCGCGCAGAAGGATTCACTCATATGCTCTTTATCGATGCAGATATTCATTTCGATCCACGTGATGTGATTGCATGTCTTGCTCTTGATAAGGACATCATTGGTGGACCATACCCAAAGAAGTCTATCAAATGGGGTGCAATTAAAGAAGCAGTCAAGCGTCATCCAGATATTGAGCCTGGTGAAATGGAAAAGGTTGCTGGTGATTTCGTCTTCAATCCTGCTCCTGGTACTGTCAAGTTTAGTGTTGCTGAGCCAATTCAAGTTTTAGAAATTGGCACAGGATATATGATGATTAAGCGTCAAGTCTTTGAACGTTTTAAAGAAGCATATCCAGAATTCAGTTATAAGCCAGATCATGTTGGTCAAGCCAACTTTGACGGTTCGCGATATATCCATGCATTCTTCGATACCGTCATTGATCGTAAGCGTAAAGTGAACGTTGATGGCGTTGAACGCGAAGTCGGTGGATCTGATCGTTATCTCTCAGAAGATTATATGTTCTGCCAATGGTGGAGAAACATCGGTGGTGAGATTTGGCTCTGCCCATGGATGAAGACTCATCACATCGGAACATATGCATTCACTGGTGATATGCCAGCAGTTGCTAATTACGTTGGCACTCTCTAATATTGTATGATCGTAGGTTTAGTTGGCTTTATTGGAGCAGGTAAAGGCACAGTTGCAGATCTCTTGGTAGAACGTCATGATTTCTTCAAAGAAAGTTATGCGAACAGCCTGAAAGATGCTTGCTCGATTATATTTGGTTGGAATCGCGAAATGCTTGAAGGTAACACACCTGAATCAAGAGCATGGCGTGAACAACCAGACGTATGGTGGTCAGAAAAACTCGGTCGTGAGTTTTCGCCAAGATTAGCACTCCAGCTAATGGGCACAGAGGCAGGGCGGGATGTATTTCACCCTGACCTCTGGGTTCATACTGTAATGCGTCGCTGCGAGCAATCACCATGGAATAATTATGTGATTGCTGATGTTCGTTTCCCAAATGAAATCGATGCAATTGTGAAATCTGGCGGCAAAGTTATTCGCGTTCGTCGTGGTGATGATCCTGAATGGTACAGTCTTGCTCGTGAATGCAATCTTTATAACAAACAAGAAATAATGCGCAATGCTTATCCAGAAGTTCACTTTAGTGAGTGGGCTTGGATTGGTGCACATTATGATATTGTGATGGATAATAATTGTTCGTTAGATGAGTTGACCGTGAGGGTTGACAAGTTGGTTGATTCGTTATATAATAATCGTGTTGAAGCAAATGAGG